GTTTAGATTTTTCTTTACTTGAACTGTAACAAGGACAAATCAAATAACAAACGACAACAACAATGTGTCTACAACAACCCACAAACTTGATCCGACTTGGACGTTTTCCGTTCAATCGTCGAACTCGACGCTTACTTGGACATCACACTCGTGTGAGCCCTCGTGAACAAAAGTTCGTCTCAGGTGTTATCAAAAAGGGTATCTACAGTAACTGTGATCCTGTCTTATCTGACAGAGCAATCAATGGCTACCGCCGTTCAGCAACTAATCCTGAATCTGGTGAACAAGATTTCCTTAAGACTGATCTCCCCTATCATGACGTACCTCGAGATTTTCATTATTTACGCGCGCTCCGTGTAGTTGAAAAGATTTTCAGACCAACAAGACGACTGAAGCCCATCGCTTTTCCCGATCTTCGTTACTACCCCTGGACAATTTCAACAGCAGCAGAAGCACCGTACACTGAAAGCAAGTACTGGCAAGAGTATGTAAGGCAGAAGTCCCGCGAAGGCGACATCGATTCTGATCGAATGTCATTCCACAATTTATATGATGAAATTTTTCATGTCAACCGACAACTGATTCACGACATCAAATATGGAAGAAAACCTTTTTGGACCGACTCTGGAGAACCCGTCCCGTACGAGTTCACATACCTACACTCTCGCTCCCACATGGTCAAACATGACAAGCCCGACAAAATTCGAGCCGTATTTGGAGTCCCTAAACTCCTACTTATGGCAGAGAATATGTTTATCTGGAATATCCAGAAAGACTATCTCAATCGACCCGCTGGCTCGTCTCCCCTCCTCTGGGGATTTGAAACCATTCGTGGTGGATGGATGAAGCTTATCACCAAGCTCAACACCAAACATTTTGAAACTCTTCTTTCAGCAGACTGGAGCGGCTTTGACCACAAAGCACTTCACGAAGTTATCGATGATGTTCATCAAATTTGGCGTTCTTGGTTCGACTTTGACTCTGGTTACGAACCCTCAAACAGCAACACCCATGACTATACCGACACTAAATCCCGTGAAGAACAGATTGAAAGACTCTGGACCTGGATGTGTAACGCTATCAAGCATACACCCATCAAGGCCGAATCTGGCAACATGTATCAATGGCAATGGAACGGAATCGCTTCCGGTTTCCAACAAACCCAGATACTTGACTCTTTTGTCAATGCAATCTACCTTCTCACAAGCTTATCAGCTTCTGGAATCAACATCGAATCCGATGATTTTCAAGCCTATTTTCAAGGCGATGATTCTATTACTGCTTTCCCCGAGCATACTGATTTTTCAACGCTTGTAACACGATTAACCCATGAAGCAAAACGACGATTCAACGCCG